CCGGTAGCGGGTGAATGGAAAGAACTCTTATTATTATTGTTAGGTGCTTTCATTGGCTCTTATGGTAAAATAATAGACTATTGGTTTAGTGATACCGATAAGGATAAGATGTTGGTTCAAAAAATGGACGAAGAAGATGGTGTCTCTTTAAGTAACACCGCTGATATGCCAGTAAATAATCAACCTCCAACACCTATCATTCCAGATGCATTTACTAAAGCGGTTGAAAATATGAAAAATGAGCCCAAAGTAAATGATATGTTTGAACAAGTACCGATTAGCCCAGAGGTGCCAGTAATAGCTACAGAATCACCAAAAGCTAAAGTGGGTGTGGAAGTAGACGAAGATGGTGATGGTGTAATGGATGGCTTAGATTTTGATGGCGACGGTAAAATAGATGAATACTTTGCACACAGACAGTGTGAACACGTATGGGGCGATTCTGACGGCGACGGAGATTTAGAATGCCTTAAGTGTGGTAAAATAAAAGACCTAGATCCTGGCGAGGATGAGGGCTAATAAGTAAACGCAAAAAAATTAAAAAACATGGCAAGTTTCTTAAAGGAATTATTTAATGACAACAACTCTATTAACGAAAAATCTGTAGTTGGCTTTGCATCTTTTGTATGTATGGTAATTGCATTAGTTGTTGATTTAGTAACGGGCTACATGGGTAAACCATTAGTAATAAACGAATTCATTTTTGATGGCTTTTTAGTCATCACTCTTGGAGCGTTCGGTATTGCATCCGTAGATAAGTGGATCAACAACAAGAATGCTAAAAAAGAAGAAGAAATGGAGGGTTAAAAACTCAAACACATATTAAAGATGAAAAATTTAATGGCAAGAACTAAAAGTGTGGTGGTGGGTACATTTATGATCTTAACTGGCGCGTGGATTATGTTTGCGCTTGCTTTCCAATTATATGGGGTATTTTTGGTAGCAACAGATCAGGAAGATAGAATGACACAAATTTCTAATGAAATATCTTGGAAAATTGATGGCACTTTTAAAAACAATCCAGAAAACATTTGGTATAATAAGTAAAAAATGGGGAAGTTAATATTCCCCATTTGTATTTATTTTAAAACAACTAATATGAAAAAAATATTTCTACTTCTAGGTGTTATGCTAATAGGTGTAACTTCACAAGCACAGACAATCGGAAAGACTAAAACAGAAGAATATAAAGCAGAGTTTGAAAAGAAAAAAGATATTTCTGCTTTTATGGACTACGATGGTCCGCAGATCCCTATTCAAATATTAAAAGCGGGGATTTCTGACGAAGTTTACGAAATGTATCCAGAATTAAAAGAAAAAAGAGTTGGTTTAGGTGTTGCAAATATTTCTATGGAATACTTGGAAAATCTTAATCGTTTTATTTTTACTGAAGATAAAACAGAGATTAAAAATAGAATGGTTAAACAATTCCAAGCATCTCAAGCCGGTATCTCAGAAGATAAACTAGATGGTAGGGGTAAAATTAGATTAGCAAAATACTTTGTGACTATTGAATGTTATGATTACTCAATATCAGAAGACGAAACGATCAACCTTAAAGATGGTATTAAAGATAATATGGTTACACGTATAGGTCTTCAAGTAAGATTTACGGATGCTGAAACTGGTGCGATGTTCGGTGCATCTGGACTAGGTGAAGCAAAAACTAGCCGTGAATTGACTTTATTATCTGATGCAACAGTAGACCCGATTAAATTTAATCAATCAACAATTTCAATCGCAACAAAAAAAGCACTAGATATTGCTTGTGCTAATATTCTTGATAGAATGATTAAAAAAGGTATTTTCACAAAATAAATTATCAATATTGAAGATATATAATAAAGGGGGGTCTAAGACTCCCCTTTTTTGATATTTATATAGTATAAAATATTAGAGTTATGAAAAGAACATTATTCGTACTGCTTTTATTGCCAGTTTTAACTTTTGGTCAAACAAGTTCGTGGAGAACTAACCCACCATCAAGAATACCTAATACACCATCAATTCAAAGTCAAAGAAGTGATGTTAGTATGTGGAGAAATACATCACCTAGAGAATTTAATAGACTACAAACAACAAAGCCTGGATCTAATATTATTGTACGTGATCCTTGGTTTTATGGTTCCGGTTTTGGATGGGGATGGAATAGATGGGACTTATGGGGTGCGCCAGCATTTGGGTGGAATTTTTATTCTCCTATGTGGTATTGGAATGATTGGGGATATAGACAACCGGCTAGAGTTTATGTTTACAGCGACGGAAGAAGAGACACCATAAGAGGTAAAAAACCTATTATAAGTTTTGGTTTACAAAAAACAACAGATAAACAAATTGGTGGATTTTTTACAATTGGGAACAAAGGATACTTTATTACCGAATTTAATTCGACATATGAGAGGGATAATTCAACTTTTTTCCCTTATGGTACAATAACACAGGTTGATTTTCCACTTGTTAACGATTATGTTAAACTAAATTCTTTTTACGTAGGATTTGGTAAAAGAATAAAAAGAACAGGTGTTCATTTTATGTTAGGGTCGGTAAATGAGGTTGTTAGATATAGAGGTAAAGATAATATAGGGTATATTACTTTTCCAAAATATAATGATCGTTTTACAACAGTAAAAATGGGTGTATTGCATGATTTAAAAAATGCAACAATAAAATTTGATTATGATCCAATTCAAAAAAATGGGACGTTTGGATTAGGACTTAACTTTTAAGTAATTGAAAACAAATAAATTTATTTATTTAATATTTTTTATAATCTTATGTTCTAGTAAGATTAATGCTCAAACATTTACACAAACATTTGTTGATAAATGTACTGGGGAAATAAAAGTAGCAACAACCACATATGTCAATGGAAATGCTGTTGTTTCATTTTATGATCAAATTAGAACATTCACGCCAATTGAAGTTCAAGGTGGGGCAATGCAGGCTTGGTTACAAACAACCTATGCAGCATATAGTTCGAGAGCTTGTCCAACAAATGTTGTTGTTCAACAAACCGTAACACAAGCGGTTACACAGGCCGCATCACAGGCCGCATCACAGGCCGCTTCGCAAGCAGCTTCACAGGCCGCTAACTCTGCAGCAAGTAGTGCTGCTTCTTCTGCTGCTAGCTCTTCAGCTTCATCTGCTGCCAGTTCTTCTGCGTCATCTGCAGCATCGTCTTCGGCAAGTTCTGCTAGTAGTTCTGCTGCAAGTAGTGGTGCGTCTACATCGGCATCTTCTTCTGGTGCAAGTAGTTCATCGTCTTCAAGCGGCTCTTCATCTAGTTCATCATCATCATCGTCTGATAATAAGAGTAGTGGAGGATCATCTTCATCTGAACAAAAGAGTGAATCTAAGTCGGAAACAAAGTCTGAAAGTAAATCCGAATCTAAAGAGGAATCAAAATCAGAAAGCAAGAGTGAAGAAAAGAAAGAAGAGTCTAAATCAGAAGAAAAGAAAAAAGAAGAATCTAAAGAAGAAAAGAAAGAAGAAAAGAAAGAAGAAAAAAAGAAACAACAAAATACAAACCCATTATTATTAGCATCTGATTTAACAAGTGCTCAGAATATTGATGGGAAATTTGACATTATCTTATCTCTAGGTTTAAGTAAGTCTTCTTTAATGGGTGATAAAACTTATAGCGCTAATGCTATGGTATGGTCTTCTCTAAACCAATTTGCGCTTTCAGGTGGGATGACAAAAATGGATTTCAAAAATGGTAAGTTAAGCGCGATTAATAGTTATTCATCAACATTTGCGTATTTGAACGGGACGTTAATGAATTTAATGGGCTATACTTGGATTAAACCCGATGTAAAAAGAGGTACATACGGATATAACGTTGGGTTGATTTCGCTTTTTACAAAAAATGTAGAAAAGAAATATGATATGTCTTTATCATCTTCAATGGTTGTTTTTTGGACAAAACCATATCAATACAATAAAAAAATAACTTTGTCCCCTCAAGTGTTCATGATGTCTTCCCCCATATCATATAACACTATAACTGGGCAAACAACCGTAAACAGACATTTTGGATTTTTAATTGGTAGTAGTTTTGATTATAAAATAACTAGAAGATTTGGGTTAAGTTTAAATTATAAAGCAAACCTAAATACTGCGCCTGGTACACCAATTATGCATAATTTTTTAATTGGATCTAGGATGATGCTTTAAACCTCTTTATCTATAACTAAAGGTTCAGTGTGTTGTCTTTGCTTTTTAAATCCGTATTCTTTTGTTGTTTTTGAAATCGTCACTCCCAACGATGTGCAAATTAAAAATAATCCTATAAGTAAATTTATCATATTGTATTTTTTTTATATAACTATTAGAAAAATACAACAAAAATATTGTAAAACCAAGAATAATAGGATAATAACAAGAAGTTCTTTATATAGTACAAAAATAAAAACCCTCGTAGAAACGAGGGCTTTTTTTTGGCAAGAAATGACTAAACGTATCTCTATTATACGCTTATAAACTAATATAGCTTATTTTTATTTATTTGTCAACTCTTTGTGTAAATTTAATATTTCGGAGCATTTTTCATAATCTTCTTGCTCTTCGAAATGTGGCATAATATGTTCCACTAGAATATCTGGCTCGCTTTTAACCAATAGAAATTCTGTTTTCCATTCTACAATTTCATTGGTATCTAGCTTTACTGTTGCGTTCACGGTGTACTTGATTTTTCTTTTTCTGGACCCTAGAAGTTCTTTAAAAGAATCAATAACACCACCATAAATGAGGTCCTTGTTTCTGTCCAAAAAATCTTCAAAATTTTTGTACTTTCCTTTTACGTGAACATTAAATTTGTCTCTCTCAGTTTTCATCATTTTTAAAGGGTTTTGAATAAGTTGGGTAAATTAATTTCCATATTATGTCACCATAATATTTTTTGTCAAGCATAGAAAATAAAATGGAAGGGTTATCACACTTTAAAGCTTCTAATGCAAAACTTTTTCTGTCCTCAATATTAATATTTTTTCTGATTTTGGCAAAAACAATCAAAGATTTTTTTTCAATTTCATAATATTTTTCAACGAGATCATCTGCTGTTTTTTTGACCCATTCATAAAATTCATCTGGGACTTTATCAATTAACTCATCAAATGGTTTATTTTCTTTCAAATACTCCCAAATATCCCTATTTGATATATTAGTTAAAATTTTATGAAGTCTTTTATATTCTTCGCCTTTAATTTTCATGCGAAAACCGCTTTTGAAGCGAATTACATAACCTTCTCTGTCTTTGCTTATCTCTTCCTTTAAGAGGTCATAACCTTCTCCCCAGGTTTTATATGTTGTAACTATTTCAAAACCAGCATCTTGTAACCAAAATAAGCTACTATCGGGTATCTCGTCGCCTGTTTTAGTATGAATACCACCAATCACAACTAATTTTTCCTGATCACCGTAATCTACAACAATTCTATTTTCCGGGTAAATAATTTCAAACAAATATGTATTATCTTTTCTTAGGGAGCTAATATCATGTTTATTAAGAATTTCTTTACCTTTAATTGCTTGGGGGGATGTAAATGATCCGCGTGTTGCCAATATCCATTCGTTCTCATAATTAAAGAGAATTCCTAATGAACCATCTAGTTTTTCGTAAACAACATATTCTTCGTTTGGAATATCTTCTGGTTTGTGTTCTTCGTAATTAAAAAATTTTTTAAAAGGTCTTGCAATAATATCACCCTTTGAATTTGTTACTAACCCTCTACATTGAATAGTAATGTTATCCCATAGTTTTTCATACTGAACTTTAGGGCTGTAATTCCATATTGTCAGATCGTACATCGGATGTGTTTGTTTTAAAAGCAAACCATCTTGATAATATTTTTCTAATTCGTTTAAAAAATCCATTACGATTTTTGGGGGGTGGGTTAAAATATGAAACAATAAACTTGCTCACTTAAAGAGAGATTTCGAATCGGTCTTTCATTTGTTCCAATTTATCATCTGGAACATTATGTACATTTTTACTACCGTGCCTGTTCTCAACAATTAGTGTATGAATTCTATAGCCGTACCTGTTTGCCATTTCAAAGTACGGTTGCATTTCCCATTCTTGTGTGAAGGTATTTGCAACAACAATTTTAGAAAATTCTAAACGCATTCTTTCGGCACACTTTTGTTGGCACATATTATGTGCTTCTTTAAGTTTGCTAGCATCAAAATTATATTTACCATTTTCATCAACAAAAAAATTATCGGCAGATAGTACGTCTGGATTTTGTTGTTGTGGTGTTTGTAATATAATTTCTCCTAAGGTCGATTTACCGGAACCGGGAATTCCTCTAAGTAATATTAAATCACCTTTGTATTGTGGTGTCATTTCTTCCATGCTTTTCTATAAGTATTTCAAGTTTTTTAATTTCTTTTTTAAGAACCAATACTTCATCTCTGTAGTGTTTGGCAATCAAAAAAACCATTACAAGCATGATAATGGTCACAATGAACAAGATTTTAGTTTGTGGGTCCTTTTTCATTTGTCTGTTTATTGTATAAAAATAAACAAAAAAAATCAAAAAAACAAATTATCTTGATTCCCAGTAAAGACTTCTAACTTTCGCCCCCAATTCAGCATCGTTAGGGGTCTGTTTTACCATAGCGGCTGGTACTAATATTTGTTCCCTATCAGTGCCCATATTATAACACTTTTCACATAATTGCCCACAACCCTCAACATACCCATATCGCATATCAATATGTTCATAAAATTTATATGGGGTCGCAGAACCGCATAAAACACATAGCTCAGTCTGATTCGATTTTTCTGTTTCTAGGACACATGATAGGTGGTCAAATCCAACCAAATAATCAATATCTACATTCGAAGTGTCCTTATTGCAGATACTACAAACAAAATTTTTCATTATTAGTGGTCATTTTAAAAAATAAAAGGGCCAGTACCCTGGCCCCTTTCTTATTTTACTGTTTCAGTTGCTGGTGCAGCTGGAACGTCTGTTGTGCTTACCGTTGAGTCAGCTGTGGTAACAGCAGCTGTATCAACTTGTGCAGCAGTTGAATCTGTTGCTTCGTTTGTGGCAGATCCTGAACCACACGCTGTTAGTGTAAGTGCTACACCAAGAGCGAAAATCAATGTATATTTTTTCATACTATCTTAAATATAGGGAAAATTATTGATAAAACAAAATGTAAAATAAAAAACCCCAACAGGATGTCGGGGTTTTAAGGTCTTTCGGCAGGTTCAACCCCGCTTACTTATGAAAAAAACGAAAAGGTAATCGACAAAGAGAACCTCAAGCATATAAATATATGTGATTTTCACAAAAAGTCAAATATTTAGTTAAAAATCATATGATTTTTGTTTTTAAAACCATTTTTTCTTTAAAAACAGCTTTAACGGGTTTATTCTCTTTAATATTACCCATCAATATTTGATCACTAAGAAAATCTTCACATAAAGATTGTATAATTCTTTTTATTGGTCTTGCACCATATTCCTCATCCTTATTTCTTTTTATGATCTCTGTTAAAACAGAATCGTCAAAAGTTATAATATATTTTTTTTCTTGTAATCTACTAACTAATTTATTTATTTCTAACGAAACGATTTTTCTTAATGATTCTTCGTTCAAAGGATTGAATAAAATAATATCGTCAATTCGATTTAAGAATTCTGGATTAAATTGTTGCTTAAGGGATTTTTGAATCATGGTTTTTCTAACCTCATACTGTTGTGTTTCACTACTACTAGTCGAGAACCCCACGCCGCCACCAAATTCCGATACCTTCTTAGCACCAACATTTGATGTCATAATGATTAGTGTGTTTGTGAAGTTAACTTTTCGACCGAATGAGTCAGTTAGGTGACCTTCGTCTAAAATCTGTAAAAGAATATTAAAAACATCTTTATGTGCTTTTTCAATCTCATCAAACAGTATTACAGCAAACGGATTATTCTTAACTTTCTCAGTTAGTTGACCACCTTCGTCATAACCAACATAACCTGGAGGTGAACCAATCAATCTAGACACAGTATGCTTTTCCATGTATTCGCTCATATCAACACGAATAACTTTTTCTTCAGACCCAAATATTAGCTGCGCTAAGCTTTTGGCAAGATATGTTTTACCAACACCTGTTGATCCTAAAAATATGAAAGAACCGATTGGTTTCTTGTTGTCTTTTATTCCAACCCTGTTTCTTCTAATTGCTTTTGATATAATTGAAATAGCATCTTCTTGACCTATAACTTTTTTAGATAACTCGCTTTCCAAATTTAACAGGTTATTCACTTCGTTACTGTCTATTTTTGTAATAGGGATGCCAGTGATATTTGAAATTATATCATACACATCCTCAACACTAACAGGTATTAAATTACCTTTTTGTTTATCAAGCCATTTACTTTTTTCGTCTTCTAATTTTTTGACTGCTTTTTTTTCTTCATCTCTGAGTTTTGCAGCCTGTTCGTAATTTTGGCTTTTAACAACTTCTAGTTTTCTTTCTCTAATTTCTTCTATTTCTTTTTTTAGTTTTTCAATGACTTCAGGAATTTTTGTTATTACTCGTTTTTCTGACCCCAATTCATCAAGCACATCAATTGCTTTATCTGGAAATTGTTTATCAGTCATATATCTTCCAGATAATCTTACAATTGTTTCAATAACCTCACTTCCATATGAAACCTTATGATATTCTTCATATGATTTTTGCAAATTGTTTAATATTTCAACTGTTTCTGATTCAGTTGGCTCCTTTAAAATAATTTTTTGAAATCTTCTAACTAATGCACCATCTTTTTCAATATGTTTTTTGAATTCATCAAAAGTTGTTGCACCTATACATTGGATTTCACCTCTAGCTAATGCTGGTTTTAAAATATTTGCTGCATCCATTGATCCACTAGCATTCCCAGCGCCAACCATTGTGTGTAATTCATCGATAAACACAACAACGTCTGGATTGTCTTGTAATTCATGTAATATAGCTTTGATTCTTTCTTCAAATTGCCCACGATATTTTGTGCCAGCAACTAGTGATGTTAAATCTAATGATACTATTCGTTTGTCAAGTAAATTTGAAGGGCAATCTCCTTTTGATATCATCAATGCTAGTTTTTCAACTAACGCTGATTTGCCCACACCGGCGTCACCAACAATAACGGCGTTATTTTTCTTTTTTCTTGAAAGAATCTGTGCAATTCTTTTCACTTCCTTGTCTCTACCAACTATAGGGTCAATTTTACCTTCTTGCGCTAGTTTAATAAGGTCTCTAGAAAAATTATCAAGAATAGGTGTTCCCGAAGTACTTTTTCTGTTTTTGGGGTTTGTTCTTTGATTCTCCTCGTATTCGAAGTCTACTGGCATAACATTTTGATTTATAAACAAACATAAGGATTTTTTTTCAGAAAAAAAAACTTAGGAATTGACAAAATGTCTAATTGTTTCAAAAAAATATGACTAAATGTCATAACATGATTGTTGGCAAAAAAATTGTTAATATCAAATAAAAATTTATAAAACTATGATTACATTATTTAGAGATCCGTTTTTTGATGTTGTGGATAGAGTCTTTGATAGTGCTCACCCAACGTTAACCCCAAAATCAACTATTCGCAAAAATGAAAGCGAATATAAAGTTTTCTTGTCTGTTCCTGGTTTAACAAAGGATGACCTAAAAATTTCAACAAAAGATGGTGTATTGAGGATTTCTTTTCAAAAAGAAGAGAAAGATGAAAGAATACATTTTGTTGAAGGCTTTGTAAAAAGCTATACCATTCCAGATGATGTAAAAGAAAAAGACATCGTTGGTAGGGTTGAAAATGGTATTTTAGAATTAACATTACCGATAGATAAGAAGAAATCTTTAGAAAGGTTGATTTCACTTAACTAACATTTATTGTGTTTATTTTAAAGCCTCGTTAATCGGGGCTTTTTTTTTATTTTCAAAACTCGTATATTTTAATAAAAAGAGATTATGGGAATTATATCTGAAAAAATTGATGGGAAGTTAATTCATGTTGATGTTAAGTCGACAAATATTAAATCCGCAACTTATAACACGGAAACGTCTTTGTTGACTATTGTGTTTAATAATGGAAGTATTTATGAATATGAGGGCGTACCCTGGGAGCTTTTCACAAAATTTAGGATGAGTGATTCTCAAGGTTCGTTTTTAAATTCAAACATTAAAACAAAATATAGTTTTAAAAAAATTAGTTAATGGCCAACTTGATAGACGAACTTTTAGAATTATCTGATCCTGAGGTAGATAAAAAAATCATTAGATCTTTTCAAATTAAAGATCATTTGTGCCCACTTATATTTGATATGGGGTCCAATGAGGCATATGTAATGAAGAAAGAAATAGTTGATAGGTTGTTAGAAATAACAGATAATTTTATTGATTTTGCTGGTGTAGACTTTTTTATTCATGATGTTATCTTAACCGGTTCGTTGGCTAATTACAACTGGTCTGAATATTCTGATGTTGATTTACATATTTTAGTTGATATGGATGAACTAAATGAAGGTGATAAAACCAATTCATCAATACTAAATGATATTGTAAAAGAGTTTTTTGACTCTAAGAAAGGTTTGTGGAACGAACAAAACGATATAAAAATAAAGGGATTTGATGTTGAAATATATGTACAGGACATTGATGAGGAACACTCATCTACTGGTGTTTATTCAATATTAAATAACGAATGGATTGTAGAACCTTCACTAAAAAAGGAAAACATAGATACTAATCAAATTTTAAATAAAGGGGAATACTTTGCAAAAAAAATCGATACATTAATTAACGATTTTAACTTGGGGGAAGACGTAACTAAGCAAATATTAGACTTAAGAGATAAACTTAAAAAGTTTAGAAAGAGTGGTTTAACAAGTGGTGGGGAGTATTCATATGAAAATTTAACATTCAAGTTATTAAGAAGAAATGGTTACATTGAGAAATTGATGGACTTAAAAAAGGATGTCTCTAACAAAAAATTATCCCTCTCATAATTGCTAACTGTATTTTTTTCCTTTTATTTAATATTTATTGATTAAGAATAAGCTTATTTTAATATTAATACAATGGGAGATTTAAAACCTGTAGGTAGTGAAAAGCTGCAAGGAGACGATAAGATCAAAAGAATCCTTGAATTGGCTTACTACAATCAAAAATCATCTAATCCAAATCAGAGTAAAACTGCTGAATTGGTAAAAGAAAGTTCTAACGGCGTTTATGGCATTGTTAGAGAAAAAGATGGTTATTATGTAAAAAAGGGTCTAAACGAACAAACACTAGATTATATTGGTGGTTTGTTTATGAAAAATAAAAATAGATTCACATCTTATGCTGAAGCGTTAAAAAGACTTGAGTTATTAAAATCTCAAGAATTAAACGAAGAAGTAACGAAGTATGTTTTAAAAGCAAACAAACCTAAGGAAGAGGGTGCGTTTCCACAAGACGCTGTTAATGATATGCCACCGGCATTACCTCCATCTGATGGGCCAGAACCGAGTGCTGAGCCAGCACCTGAAATGCCATCTGATGAACCAGCGGCGCCAGAAGCTGATCCAGCAATGTCTCCTGAGGAAGGTAAGAGATCTGATTATATGGCTGAAATACAAAAATTTGCAGGTAAGCTTGGTCAAGAATTAAGAGACCAACAACCAAAAATGGAAAGTGACGATATTAAGTATGTTTTAAACATGGTTATATCAGCCGTTGATCTTGACAAATTGGAAGACGACGATATTGAAGAAATTGGTAAAAAGTTTGCAAGAGATGAAGAAACTGAGGCTGAGCCAACACCGAGTGAAGAGCCAGCTCCTGAAGAAGAACCAGCACCAGAAGAAGAGGCTGCGCCAGAAGATGATTTAGCTGAAAGAATTTCTAAATTAGAAGAATTAATTAATTCTAAAATTGGTGGTGAGGAAGAAGAACAAGAAGAACAAGATTTAGGCGAATTCATAGTAGTTGACAATGAAGAAGAGGAAGAAGAAAACGGTGAATTTAAAGCACCTAGCGCTGTTGAAGCTCTTGAAATGGACATTACCCCAGAATTAAACGAAATAAACGAAAGCATTAATACAACATTAAGCAAATACTTTGAATAATGTATCTACTCTATATCAATGAACTGGGTCAAGATTATAAAGGCCAGAGACAATACGAATTTATCTTTGGTAATAATCCAGACACATTGGTTGAAGAGTGGTTTATAATCCCGTCTGCAGGTAGAGCGATACCACCGGAAATTGATAGTATAGATCTAGTTGGGTTATTAAAAAATTCTGATTTAAAACTTGAACTAGTGCAAAATTCTGACTATTTTGGTGTAATCGACGCTGTTGATGGGATTGTTGCTTTAGGGTGGGAAGCTTTTGATATGGACGCAGAAGAGAGACCAATAAGACTCTCTTTTCATTTTGCAGAAGAATTAGAAAGTGTTACTGCTAAATTAGCAACAAAGGGGCTTAGATTAATTAACGAAGAAATAAATTTTAAATTAAAATGAATAGAGCTCAATTAATAGAAAAATTAATGTCTGAAGGATTTTCAGAAAAAACATTAGTTAAATTCAATGATAATCAATTAGAAAAGTTTGCTAATAAAGTTTTGAAAGAAGCTCAAACAATTACAACAACAAAAACTGTATATAACAGTAAAGATCCAAAAGATGTTGCTACATTGAATAGTGTGTTAAAAGATCCAAAAGTTGATAAAGCAAGTATTGAAGTTAAGGAAGATGAGGTTATACCAGTTTCAAAATTAAAAGCAAAAGCAAAGAAAAAGGCTATTCAAAAAAAACTTAATTTAAAAAATTTAAATGAGTTTGTTGAAAATGCTGTTGATTCGACTTATCATAGTTTAGTAACTAAACGTGATATGGTTTCATTAATTAAAGAAAAATTAAATGAATCTGATGTTGAATTGTCTGAAAAACGGGCGCCAAGAATTCCTGAATTTATGAGTTTTGATAGCATTGTTAGTGCAGGCGAAAAGGAAGCACCAGAAAAAGATGCGCCAGGAATTGATGCGCCACCAAAAGAAACACCAGATGTGGACAAACCTGAAAGAGATCCTAGAAGAAATCCTTTTAGAAATCCTGACGAAGAACCGGTTGTTGAGCCAAGACCAAAAGCAAAAATTAAAAAATTGGATTCAATGCCAATGGCTGCAGAATAATTAAACTATGAAAATCACAAAAAAAGAGTTATTATTAAGATTGAAAGAAAATCTTAATGAAATGCCAATAACCTTTGATTCGGCCGATAGACCACATCCGGATGTTGAACGCGATTTAGCAAACAGACAACATTCATTTAAAAAAGTAAATTTCCCTAAAGACGTTGAGGCGCCACATTCAAATTTCGAAGAACTGTTGGCGTCAAAAAGATATCGTCAGATTGTAGATAATGTTAGGAGATATACAGGTCTACCACCACTTTCACCAAATAGTGTGGGCACTTTGTTACAAACTATGATGCAGCTTCAGTCAAGAATGTCTGGAATTGAAAGAGCACACAAAAGAGAATTAGAAGCACTTGCAATTGAATTGGTTATGAAAGAGCTTGGTGTTCAAGAAGGTGATATTGTTTATGAAGCTAGTATTGAAATGCCGGATTCTGAGGGATTTGAAGAAAAGGGCCCAAGTCAAATGGAACCAGAGGAAGTTGAACTAGAAAAGGAGATGCATGATGAATTGGAGGATATTACTTTAGAAAGAGCTAAAAGAAGAATGGTTAATGCAATGATGGCCGGCGCATCTTCAAAAGGTCATTATATGTACAACTATGCAAACGAAAAATTAGTAGAAATTACTGGTGAACGTAATATCGCCGCAATGTATGGTACTATTATGTCTAGTGCCGATGCTATGTTATGGCAAATGGGAAATATGAATCTTGGATTAAGTGGAGGTGGTGGAACACCAATGGCTGGCGGTAAAGAAAAAGTATTCCCTAACGAAACACCACCAAGAGTAGTTGCAACAGCTATCAACTTTCCAATTCTAGTACATGAATTGATGAAAGGAACCTATGAGGTTATTGGCGCGCTACACGGTCAACCAAAAGATAGAGACATAGCTGCTAAAGTTATGGAACTTGAAGACACATTACAAAAAGAAATTTGGGATTTAAGATTAGGCCCAGCAATATGGGATAGAATTAAAGAATCTTTTCCTGAAGAAGTTATAACAGATGAGGATAAAGTTGGTATGCAATTGATTTTATTTCAAAAAATTGTTGCAAAACCAGCCAAAGAATTTTTAGTCTTCCTAAAAGAAGTTTTATCTGGATCTGAAAGTGGAAAAAGATTAATGGGATTACTTTATCAGATGATAAATGGCGAGATCAATGATTATGATTATAGAATGTCTATGAAACAATTTGATGATGAATTGAATAACGTTTCAGACGGTATTGACGATGATGATTTACGAGACCTTTTAGGGGGTCTAGGTATAGATCTATCAAATAACTAAAAGCTAATAAAGCATTAAAGTGGTCAAATTCGACCACTTTTTTCATATTTATATATATGAACAACAAAATAGAACAATTAAAAGAATATGCACGTATAATGAAGGATACACCTTACGCACTTAAAACGTACCTTCAGACATATGACAACACACAAAAAAAATTCGTACCACTAGAGTTGTTTCCAGATCAAATACAATTGTTAAACGATTACGAAAGATTCAATGAAAATATCACAAGAAAATATAGACAAGCTGGTGTATCTACTGTTACTGCTGCTTGGATTTCTAAAAAATTACAACTAGCAAAGCCGGAAAACCCTGAAAGAGTTTTGATTATTGCGAACAAAAGAGACACCGCGATAGAGATGGCTAACAAGGTAAGAATGTTTTTAGATCAATGGCCAGATTGGATTAATGTTGGTTTTCACCCTGATAAAAATTCAGAAAGTAGATTTAGATTAAATAATGGATGTGAGGTTAAAGCTGTGGCCACATCTTCTGACGCATTGCGTGGATACACTCCAACTATATTGGTTTTTGATGAGGCAGCATATATTGAAGCTGGGGAAGATTTCTGGGCAGCATCTATGGCATCTCTATCAACTGGAGGTAAAATCATATTGATATCAACACCAAACGGTTATGACCCCATTTATTATGGTGTGTACGAACAAGCGATTAGAGGTATTAA